ATTCTATTGACAAAAAATTAACATAAAAACACCTATATAAAATACTTCATCTAATGACAGGAAGCCAAAAAAAGGGGCAACCTATACAATCAAAAACTATACATACGATTGATGAAAAACATAGCGAATTAATAGACCACTTTAATAAAACAGAAACTGAAACTATACCACAATTAGAAAGAGAGAAAGAAGAAATCAAAAAACATATTCATACGTTGAAGCATACACAAATTGATGAGATTATGAATTGTAAAGATAAAATCAAAGAAATACGTAATAAAATAAAGGAATTGAAACACGAAAAGAAACAATATTTATTAAACAATTCCAAATTCATTTTTGATTACTTCGAACAAAAACAACAGATTTCATCAAATATTGACGATACTGCTTCAACCGACGCACTTAATAATTTTTTTAAGATTAAATCCGATGATAAATCGCCTGATGCAAATATTCATAAATACACACAATCCAAAAAAAATACACAGCAATATTGGAGAAATGTGACTAATGAATTTACTAATTCTCAAGATTATTTTGTTGAGTCCGACACGTGTGAGTTTTGTAAAATGGGCGAAATGATACCACAAGACGAAGAGGGTATTTTAATTTGCAATAACCCTTCTTGTGGTAAATTCATAACCTATATTGTAGATAGTTCCAAACCAAATAATAAAGATCCTCCAAATGAAGTTTCATATACTGCTTATATACGTCTTAATCATTTTAAAGAAATCCTTTCACAGTTTCAAGCGAAAGAAACCACACAAATACCGGAAGAAGTGATTGATGCTATAAAAGCCCGTATTAAAAAAGAAAGAATTACGGATATGTCTCAAATTAATTACGACAAAATGAGAGAGTTGTTACGTAAATTAGGTCTTAATAAATACTTCGAACATATACAATATATCAATTCTCTTTTCGGAATAAAACCACCGGTTATGAATGAAGAATTACACGAAACGTTATGTGTATTATTTATTGAAATTCAAAAACCTTGGGCGGTCCATTGTCCCGCTAATAGAACCAACTTTTTTAATTATACGTATACCTTACATCAACTATGTGTATTATTAGACCAAACACAATATTTACCCTATATTCCGATGATGAAGGATAGAGAAAAACAACTCGAACAAGATATGATATGGAAAAAAGTATGCGAAGATTTAGATTGGGAATTTTTCCCTTCCGTATAATATTTATTGAAAAATAACATAAACATTATACTTTACTCTATTTAGTAAATGATGACATCTGTATATTCATATCCAACTAATTTGAACATTCAATATTCTAATAATAACGAATATCGCAAATGTCTACGCAATGTATTCAAAATGGACCCGAATAATTATCCCGATACTACTACTATGGATTTAGATGATGAAACTGAAGATGAGATGATGTATGATTATGAATCTGCCGCTCATACACTTGATTATGTTATGGAAAATACAATAAATTTACCTGAAATTATGGAGTTATATAAAAAAGTAGGTTCTTATATGTTTTCAACCGACCCTAATATTGGTTTAACGATTTTATTTGGTTATGATTATTTAGACTTATTTCACTCTCTATTAAAGACTATTTTCACAAGTCAAAATATAACAGATATATCACAAATTGCTGAATATAAAAAATTACACGCCAAAGTTTTTCATAAATAAGGTTATTTCTTTGTAGATAAAATATATATTATTATATACAAAGATGGCTTCTACACGTAGTAAAAATAATGAGGGCGATTATGCTTTAGAACAATTATCAAATACTAATATGTGCGATTACTTAACAAGTCAAAAAAATAATTATGGAAATCCAGTTAATACCTATTTTGCTGGCGATGGATTATTACAAGGACGTATTGCTCCTAGAAATCTATCTGGTAATCCTTGTGATATTGAATCACAATTATTTGGTATTGGTACGAGTAATATGGTTAAACCAAAAGCACCCGTAAACCCTAATATTCATAATGTAAAATCGCTCAATGTTATTGATAAGCTTCCTGTTATGGTTCCTGAACCATTAATTGTTGAGAAGGGACAACGTCCTAATATTATGAATTAAGCATACTTTTTTAGTGTTCTTCGTTTTGACATTATATTGTTTTTAAATGTCATATTATGTGGTCTTTTTTTTTGTTTTTTGTGATTCAACTCTTCACTTGATATAGTAAGCATTTCTACTATATCTTGGTTTTCTTCCTTATTTGATGATATTATGTTTTGTATTTTATTCATAAAATCACTTTGTATTGCAGGTGTTTCCATTTTCTCTGGCAATTCATTACATTCTGATATATTTATTTTTATGTATTCTGGTAATGGTTCTGTTACGTTATTTTCATATACTTTAATCGGTATTTGAATATTTGCCATAACATATTGAAAAGACATTATAGTTAAATTATTATATGGATGATTATTTAACTATTTTTTACCAAAGATGAATTATTCTTTTACTTCTTCACGTTCATCTATATAAAAATCCTTTTCAGTTGGATTATAATTTATATATTTTACCTTTTCTGGTCTCTTTGTTTCATCTTCTGGTTTCATATACATTTTACCTACATATACATATCCCTGTTTTTCTTTTTCTTCATTTACATATGGGTCATTGTCTTGTACTGGTTCAAAAGTAAATAAATTACCTATTGTAGAAAACAATGCTGCTAATGCTTGTGATATCCAAGACATTTTATCTCCAATATTTAATTCTGGTATTTTTTGTGTGAGATTAGTTATTGACTCCTCTTCAGATAAATCAGGTGGAGTTAGAGAAATGTCTTGTTCTGGCGAAACTTGTTGAGATTGATAAGTATTTATAGGTTCTTGGCAATCTTCATCATCACAGCTGGTTACTACTGCTGGTGTTGTTGCTGGTGCTGGTGCTGGTGCTGGTGCTGGTGCTGGTGCTGGGTCGGGTTGAGGTGCTGGTGCTGGTGCTGGTGCTGGTGCTGGTGCTGGTGCTGGTGCTGGTGCTGGTGCTGGTGCTGGTGCTGGTGCTGGTTCGGGTTGAAGTTCTGGAGCTGGTGCTGGTGTTGAAGATTGTGTTCTTACAACTGTTTCTACTTCTGAATTATTATTTACACGTTCTATTAATTTATTGTCATCTGATGGTGTTATTACAAGTGCATTATCATCTTGTTCAGTTATATTTTCGGTTTCATCTTGTTTTTGAGATAATGTTTTTCTTAATATTGTTAATAAGTTATCTATATTATTTTCTGATAAAAGTTCTTCCTTATTTACTTTTATTGCTGGTGGTGGTAATGCCGGCAATGTTGGTGTTTGTATTGTTGGCGTTTCTATTTCTGGTAATGTAGGAGAGGGTGGTGATGGTAATGCTGGTGGTGCTGGTAATGCTTGTATATCAGGTGTTTGTATTGCCGGTGGTGCTGGTAATGCTTGTATAGAAGGTGTTTCTATTGCTGGTGGTGCTGGTAATGCTTGTATAGCAGGTGTTTCTATTGCCGGTGATGCTGGTAATGCTTGTATAGCAGGTGTTTCTATTGCCGGTGATGCTGGTAATGCTTGTATAGCAGGTGTTTCTATTGCCGGTGATGCTGGTGCTTCTATTGTCAGTGGCGCTGGTAATGCTTGTATAGCAGGTGTTTCTATTGCCGGTGGTGCTGGTAATGCTTGTATGGCAGGTGTTTCTATTGCTGGTGGTTCTGAATCCGGTGCTGGTGGTTCTGGTAATACAGGTTCAGATTGCGTTATTTTATTTAAATCTTCTAATTCTTGTCTTCTCTTCTCTAATTCTTGTGTTTTTTTCATTTCCTTTTGTTTTTCTTTTATATCTCTTTGATGCCTTTTATTTAATCGCAGTAAAGCTTCTCTATGTTTTTTTTCTTGTTCTGTATTGTCTTGTTTTGAATCTATATTTTTGGCTTGTATTGGAAGGATTACTTTATCAAATAATTCTTTCGCTAAATCGGATTCCAATTCCATTATGTATTATATTTACTTATAAAATATGCAAATAAAATACTT